GCAATCGCCAGTTACAGCATCAACAGGAACACTTGTTTTAAATTCAGGTGTAACTACTTTTGATGCAAATGGTAATGCTGACACATGGACAGGTAACAAAGATTATAGTGTAGCTAGAACACCATACTTACAATCTCAATTGGTAGCTGGTTCAAGATATAACTTATTCAGAGTATATACTCGTTCACATGGAACAGTTATGAGTAAGACATATAAAGCTAACATTTTGAATGTAAAAGCAGCATCTGCAATAGCAGGTAGCGATTATGGTTCTTTCTCTTTACAGGTTAGACACCACGCACCAAATAAAACAAAAGACAATCAGATAGTAGAACAATTTGATAATTTAACATTTGATCCAGATGCAGCAAATTATTTCGCTAAAGTAATTGGTGATAGATTTGTTGAAATCGATTCAAATGGTAAGTTGACATATAAAGGTGATTATCCAAACATGAGTAAACATATTCGTGTTGGTGATTATAACAATTTAGAAAATATGCCAAAAACAGTTGTTCCTATGGGTCATGGCGCAGTAAATATTCCTGTAGCTAGTGCACCAAGTGCATCTTTTGTTCACACACAACAGAATACTAACGGTGATTTCGATTCAAACATATATTATGGTTTTGATTACGATATGGATAAACGTCCTGATAATGGTGAGTATCTAGCACCTATTTATTCAGCAGCCGCTACAACAGGTAATGTCTCTATGTCTCTTGAAAATATGTTAGGACACGCTGACGCAAGTGCATTAGCATCTACATATTCAGACGCTACAGAAAACATTACATTATCACTTTCAGCTATTGGTCAGAGGAAATTTACAGTTCCTTTCCAATGGGGATTTGATGGTGATAATCCTGGTAATCCAAAACTCACAGGTAATGACATCACTGCAGCTAACACACAAGGATTTGATATCTCAAGTGCTACAGCAAGTGGTTCAGTAGCTTACAAACGAGCAATTAATGCTATAAGTAATCCTGATGAATTTGACATTAACTTGTTAGCAACACCTGGTGTAATACACAGATTACATCCAAAAGTAACTAATCATGCTATTCTTAAAATAGAAGCAAGAGCAGACGCTTTTTATGTGTTGGATGCAGCTGCATACGGAGACTCTATTGCTACAGTAACAAATACTGTAAGTGCTTTAGATACAAACTATGCAGGAACATATTACCCCTGGGTTAAGATAGTTGATGGAGACACAAACAGACCAGTTTGGGTCCCACCATCAGTTGTATTACCTGGAGTAATCGCATTTACTGATAAAGTCGCACACGAATGGTTCGCACCAGCAGGTTTGAATCGTGGTGGTTTGACTACGGTATTAGAAGCAAAATCAAGATTAACACATTCAGAAAGAGATGATCTTTATGAAGATAGAGTTAATCCAATCGCTTCATTCCCTGGTCAAGGTGTTGTAGTTTTCGGACAGAAAACATTACAATCCAAACCATCAGCATTAGATAGAATCAATGTTCGTAGATTGTTGATTGCATTGAAGAAATTCATCGCATCATCTTCAAGATACTTAGTATTCGAACAGAATACAGTAGCTACACGAAACAGATTCTTGAATATTGTTAATCCTTACCTTGAAAGTGTACAATCCAATAGTGGTTTAAGTGCATTTAAAGTAGTAATGGATGAAACTAACAATACTCCTGATGTTGTGGATAGAAATAGATTAGTTGGACAAATCTTTATTCAACCTACAAGAACTGCAGAGTTCATTGTGTTGGATTTCGTTGTTCAACCTACAGGAGCATCGTTCCCTGAATAAGTTTGACTTATAAACAACGCTGTCTTATGACGAGAAGCCCCAATTTCGGTTGGGGTTTTTCTTTACATATAAAACTTCTATAAAACTAATAAAAACAATATATTTTGATATTACTTATTTTTTTATTTTATGATATTTATATAGGAAGATAAGAAAATGCTTTTATTAATGGAGACAAATAATGCCTGATATTCTCGATACCAACGAAATATTCTTTACACCATTTGAACCGAAAACAAAGAACCGGTTTATTATGTATATAGAGGGTATTCCATCATATTTAGTTAAAGCGGCTGCAAGACCACAGATTCAATTTGAAGAAATGGTTTTGGACCACATTAACGTTAAAAGACACCTTAAAGGAAAAGGAACTTGGCAACCAGTTGATATAACATTATACGATCCTATCGTTCCAAGTGGTGCACAAGCAGTTATGGAATGGGTTCGTTTAGGGCATGAATCTGTAACAGGTAGAGATGGTTATGCAGATTTTTATAAAAAAGATGTTACATTCAATATGCTAGGGCCAGTTGGTGATATAGTAGAGGAATGGACATTGAAAGGTGCTTTTATAACAACCGCAAATTTTGGTGAAATGTCTTTCGACTCAAATGAGCCAGCAGACATCACCCTAACATTACAGTACGATTACGCAATATTACAATTCTAATTAATAGGAGTTAAAAATGAGTGAATGGATAGCAGCAAATTGGGAGTACGTTTTAGTAGCAGTTTACGCGATAGAAAAAATCGTGAAACTTACCCCGACAAAATATGACGATATTTTATTTGATATGATTCTCAAACCAATCAAAGATAAATTCGCACCAAAATAAATTGTAATTTCAATAATTACTAATATAGTTATAATAAACAGGTTTTAAATCTTAATGATAATAATCAGAGGAAGGCCATATGGCAAAAACTAAATTTCCGACGGAAGAAGTGAATCTTCCGTCAAAGGGATATTTTTATCCCAAAGACCATCCACTTGCATCTGGCAAAGTGGAAATGAAATACATGACAGCAAGAGAAGAAGATATTCTTACTTCACCTAATCTACTAAAGCAGGGAACTGCAATAGATAAACTTTTAGAAGCATTAATTGTGGATAAAAAGATTAAATTAGATGATTTACTTATAGGAGATAAGAATACACTTATTATTGCAGCAAGAATACTTGCATATTCTAAACAGTATAATTTTTTAACAATTGATGAAGATGGTTCAGAAGTTACTGCAACAGTAGATTTGACTACTTTAAATGATAAAGAAATTGACTTTAAAAGTATGCCAAAGGGTGTTAATGAATTTCCATTTAAATTACCAAATAGTGAGAGAGAAGTAGTTCTTAGAATGTTAACACATCAAGATGAGGTGGGATTAACAAAAGAATCTGAAGCATTAAAAAAAGTTCAAATGGCTACAAATATGACAAGTCGTATGAAAAGAATGATAGTTTCAATCGATGGTAATACAGAGAGAGCTGCTATAATTAACTTTGTTGATACCGAACTTTTATCAGTAGATGCATTAGAAATTAGAAGGTATATAGCTTCTATAACTCCTGATGTAAATATGACGACTAAAGCTACTTATGCAGACGGAACAGAAAGCGAGGTTGTGGTGCAGGTCACCGCACAGTTTTTTTGGCCTTCAACCGAAGCATAAAAAAGAAGTCTTCGAAGAAATATTTCAATTAATATATCATGGCAAAGGTGGTTTTACTTTTGCCGAAGCATATAACCTACCAATCCACATACGTAGATTCTATCTACAGCGTCTTACTAAACAATATGAAGACGAAAAAAAACATATAGAAAAACAACAAAAAGCAGCGTTACGTAAACGATAATGTAAAAACTTAGTTGTTTGATATTTATAATTGAATCAAAATTTATAATCCTTTGGAGTAATTATGTCAGGTCGCATAGGCAGATACACATACAAAAATACATCAGTTCTTAAAGAATTTTTAAGTTCTTTAATAAAAACTATGGCTGGAAGAAAAGCTAAACAAATAAAAAAACAGTTAGCTAAAGATCCTGAAATGCGAAAAATTATGGTTAGAATCAAAAAAAATGATGATGATTGGAATAAGTTAGTTGCCAAAAAGAGAAAAGCAGATCCAGAATATGATAAAAGATTAAAAAAAGCAGGATTATAAATTATACCATTTTAAAGTTTTTATAAAAAAACTATCACACAGGAATATCAATGGCAAGAGATAACAAAGGTCGCTTTATAAAAGAAGGGGCAGCAGCGTTTAGAACTTACAAAGAAAGTTTAGAAGAGATGGAAAAAGCTGGCGGCAAGCTAGATAATTTATTTCAAAAGCTAGCTGAACGTGGCGCTATGATGACAGAGGCTACTGAGGGAACTAAGGACAACTTTGAAGACCAACTTGATATTGGTAAAGACTTACTAAAAAACACAAAAAATATTTTCAATGTAGATTTAAAAGGCAAAGACTTATCAAAACAAATTGCTCAAGCTAAAGCAGATGGTAATGAAGAAGATGAATTAACACTTATAGCATTAAATGAGCAAATCAAAAAACAGAGAAAACTTCAAGATTCTGGAAATGAAGCGCTAAAATCAGCTGCAAAAAAACGTGATACTGCAAAAAGTTTTTTAAGTATAATTCCTGGAATAGGTGATTCATTAGGTGGTGCATTAGATAAAGCGGGTG